ACCAACTCTGATACGATTGAAGTGTGGGGTGACGGTGAACAAACACGGTCATTCTTGTATATTGACGATGCGGTAGAGGGGACAATTCGAGTAATGGATAGTCCACATCAATCGGCATTTAATATTGGGTCAGACCGAATGGTATCTGTTAATGAATTGATTACCATTATTGAAAATGCAGCAAATGTCAAACTCCAACGTAAACACATTGAAGGACCGTTGGGAGTACGTGGAAGAAATTCACATAATGACAAAGTAAAAGCATTGTTAAATTGGGAACCTGCTATTACATTAGAAGAAGGAATGACTCGTACATTTAACTGGATACGGGAGCAGTATGGATTATATCATAGTACCAACTAGTAATAGTGATTATCAATCGTGGCAGTGTCGTTTATTAAACTGGTCACGGAAGAAAGTTAATCAAAACGGTAAATTGATATTTTTGCGGTGTCTTGATGAAATGGGCGAACATCGTCCATTTGATGTTTATACCGATAAAGATGTAACAGTTATAGATCTTCCCGATTACGCATTGGAGTGGGAAAATACAGAAGAGCATGCCAAGCGTGGAGAAAAGCATTGGTGGGGTGCAATTCCGAATAAGTATATGAGCATTAAATGGTTGTGTGATAACAACTATTTTAAGGATGATGATACGTTACTGTTTCTAGACCCAGACATGATTTTTTTGGAACCAATAACATATCAACCCAAAGATGATGAGATTATAGCTCAAAGATTTATTCACTATTATCCTTTGAACAATTGGACTGTGGATGAGTCTGATAGATACGGGTGGGGCATTATGTATCCATTTTGTATCAATTTCAAAACACTAAAAAAAATAATTCAAGATTATAAAGAAGCGTCTGAGGGCATACGTAGACAGACAAAGCGTTGGGAAGCAGAAATGTGGGGGCTTGATTACGCTGTAAAAAAGAATAAATTACATATAAATTATGTAGAAGATTTTGGATATTGTACTGCTTGGAAAAATGTTGGAGATACTGACGTAAGTAAACTTATACATTTTCCAAACGAAATATTGGATATAAGTAAATCATACCTGTGGTTTAAACAGGCATATACTATGGACAGAAATATGAATATACCACTTCAATCAGCAAAAAACGTTATAGATAAACTTTTATTGACAAACGTTTCTCAGGAACGAACTGACTTTTTATACCATTTAAAATGGGATACATCTGACATTTTAAAATTTTACGATGGTTCTGCTGGATACATTGTTTTACGTCCGTGGCCCGGTGGATTCAATAATATTAGAATGTCATTAGAGTTGGCGGTGTGTATTGCTTATCTAACAAATAAAGTACTAGTATTACCACCAAAATATAAAATGTATCTTCTTCGTGATGAGTTTGGATTGGAGGATTTTTTTGATATAGACGATTTGGGGATTGGTGTTATGTCATTCGAAGAGTTCTGTAGTATTAAACAGATAGAACCATCATTTGGCAACATATCAACTATTGCATCAAAAGTTATGGACTATGAAGTACCGAGATATGTGTTGAACTTCGAAAAAATTAAACCGAATACAGACTTCACCAAGAACAGAGAAGTTTTAAATAAAGAAGATTTTATGGGAGATGGGGATTGTATATTTTTCGATGGAACTCTTCTAGGAAATTTTTATCAAACAATCCACACTTCAAAACAGAATGAGTTAAAAAGATTAATTGGACGCCACGTACATTATAAAACAGAAATAACAGATATGGCTTGGCAAACAATTAATTGGTTAGGCGATCAACAGTATTACGCAATTCATATCCGAAGAAACGATTTTCAGTACAAACATCTATTCATATCTGCTGAAGAGATTTTTAATAATATAAAAGATACAATTCCTATAGGTTCAAGATTATATATCGCAACAGACGAAACTAATAGACAGTTTTTTGAACCTCTTGCTCGACACTATAAATTATATTTCTATGATGAGGTGGCTAAGGCTACAAAAATAAACCCACACTACAATTACATTCCAATCATAGAGCAATTAATCTGCACGAGAGCTATTAAATTTATAGGAAATGACTACTCCACGCTGTCCTCATATGCATATAGAATGCGTGGATATATGAATGATGTTCTAGATAAGAATTTTTATATTAATACAAAACCTTATGATGAACTTGATCAACTGGACTTTTTACACCACGAAAAATATGTAGCAAACTGGTCTAGAGAATATAAAGACTCTTGGAACTTTGAAAACAAAACTATATTTGTATCAATTGCCGCATATCACGATAAGCAATTAATCCCAACGCTTAAAGATTTGTATAATACCGTTCACAACCTCGACAGAATAACAGTAGGAGTACATTTACAACACGATGATGAACACCACCAGTTATTATTAAATGAAAATTTCCCAAACATAAAGATTATTTATACACCTAAAGAAGATTCAAAAGGTGTGGTTTGGGCACGAGAGTTGATAAAAGATAAACTGTATACTAACGAAGATTACTTTTTCCAGATAGATGCACATTCTAGATTTAGACCAAATTGGGATAACATCCTAATAAATCAACTTGAGACTTGTAGGTTCCATAATACTAAAACGCTACTGTCTACATATCCAAATCATTTTGATTTGTCCGAAACAAATCAAGAATATATTACAAAAATTCCCACAAACGCTCCCTTAGTTATCAAACAATTCTTATCATCAGAAAACGAAAAGGATAATAGACTAGACCCTAGAAATTTAGGAGCTATGAGTGATTATGAAATTGTTGACAACAAATGGATAGCGGGTGGATTTATATTTGCGCCAAGTGATTGGTTGAAAGAAATTCAAGTGCCAAATCAAATAGTAAGTAAAGGTGAAGAAGATGTACAATTGTTCTTAAGTTATTTAAACGGGTGGGATGTTAAACTAACATCTGAAGCGGTTGTGTGGCATAATTATAATGCCGCGGACTTAGATGGAAGCGCGTACAGACGCCCAAATCTTAATAAACTCCAAGACAATTCGATAAACGTAATAAACAAAATTCTAGAAGAAAATAACTACACAAGATCAGTTCAGCAATTAGAAGAATATCTTGGTGTAACATTTAGATTAAAACCAAAAACCATATTCGTAAACATTGCATCATTCAGAGACGATCAATTAGTCAGAACAATTAATAGTTGTTTGTCACAAGCAAAATATCCTGAGAATATAAGAATTGGTTTGTGTTGGCAATACGACGAAACTGAAGATACTACAGTATTTGATAATGACCCGCGAATAAAAATACACAAGGTATTTTGGAAAGACGTAGAAGGTTCTGTCTGTTGGGCTAGACATTTAGTACAAGATAAGTTCTTTAACGATGAAGATTTTTATATGCAAGTTGACTCTCATACCATTTTTGCTAAAGATTGGGATGAGATGTTGATGGGCATGTATAGCGAACTACCAAATCCAAAAAGCATTATTAGTATAGGTCCACCGTATTATTATGATATGACTGCTGTTGCCGCACTACCACCGTTAGATGGTGAAGTGGTTGAAGAACGTGATGGGATATTATATGATGCACAAGTAAAAAAACAAAAGATAGATAATATCAATCCACATTCTAGTTATTTCACATACGGATTCTTACCGGCGGATAATCTAGAAAAACCAATACCATCTCGACATATAAGTGCAGCCATCGTATTTGCTCCTGGATTTTGGGTTCGGGAAGTACCATATGATCCAAACTTATACTTCCACGGTGAAGAGTCTACGTTAGCTATGCGTTCGTGGACGCGTGGTTGGGATTTATTCAATCCAAATAAATTCGTAGCATGGCATTTAAAATATTATTTTCCAGATAGACTAAGACATTGGAATACTTTTGATCAAAACATCATAAACGATATGGCTCAAAAGAGCGTAGAACGACACCACAGAATATTAAGAAACATTGATGGTGGTAAAGACTTGGGTATATATGGTCTAGGAAATGAGCGTTCTATTAAAGAATGGGAAATTTATTCCGGTGTTTCATACTTGCATGGAATTGCACATCCGAGTGTATATAAAGGAATAACTCCAAATCCAATTACTATTACTGAAAGCTGGGAATGGTGGGAAGAGTATAAACACGATGAACGTATAAAATTTGACATAGAAAGTAACTCTCGAAAACTAAAGATATTAGTTTGGGCATTCGAAGAAACACAAGATATTGCTAGAGAAAAAGCTAAGTACTTGTTAGATACGGCATCGAAGTATAATATTGAAGTAGAATTTATTGGTATTGGGCAGGTATTTAATCCTCGAAATACTAGAGAACGTTTGATATTACTACAACAACAATTGAGAACACTTTATAACAGCGAAGATATAGTATTGGTGATGGACGGGTATGATACGTTATTTAACAACACACCTACCGTTGCACTAACAAACTTTATAAAGAAGGACACAAGAGTATTGATTTCAGCAGAACAGATATTTACGTATCAATACAGTCAGTTCCAAGAAAAGTATGAAAAAATAAATTCTCCATACAAATACGTTAATGCTGGAACATACATGGGGTACGCAAACAGTTTAATAAGCATGATTGATGAGTTACTGGAAATACCAGCACCTTTTGATTCAAATATTGATCAAGGACTGCTGGGCGTTTGGGTGCATAATAATATAGAAAACACCTATAAAGTCCAGATGGATACGAACTGTGATGTGTTCTGGGTAACGTGTAAAGATTGGCAGTTGTTGGGAGATTTAGCACGTGGTTCTAACTCTGTATTAGTAAATCCAAAAACTAATACACAAGCATTTATTATACACAATGCAGGAAACGGTGCTCCAGAACATTATCGTAGTTATGAACAAGCGTATCTAGCAATTATGGGTAAACAAAATGTTTGAATTATCTTTTTATAGTGGACACAATTCTTCTTTTACTATCGCTGAAGATGGTAAAATACTTGAAGTATTAGATATAGAACGATTGATTGAAATAAAAAATATGGGATTGGCTTGGTTCGAACCAAGATTCATACATCCGGCACACGGATATAAGACGGTGTTAAATTACTTTAAGAAAAAGTATGGAGTAACAAAATTTGATACTGTTCTCTGTAACTACTCAGATTTAAAGGCATTCTCTAATGAATTTGATTCTATTTATGAATTTTTTAATACTAAGAAAGTGATTCCATTTTGGCATCAAGAGGGGCATGCGTATAACTCATTTTATCAGTCACCGTTTGACGAGGCACACGTGCTTAGTTTTGATGGTGGGGGTGATGATGGAAATTACAACTACTACAAAATTGATAGAAAAAACGGACTAACATTACTTAACAAGGATGGTAGAAGTAATATAGGTGAAAAATATGCGTATCTGGGATACCATTGTGATTCTATTAAACAAGAACAATTACCACTACAAGGTATGTTGGTTTATCCTGGCAAATTGATGGGTCTGGTTGGATATGGTCAGGTTGTTGAAGAATACAAAGATGCTATTCGAAATTATTATGTAGGACATCATTGGAATTCTGAGATGCGGCTAGATAACTATAAAAAGTTACAAGACGCATTAAAACTGCCTGTCGGAGACTACAAACTAAATGGGCAGATAGAGAAGGATATAGTGGCGACATCCCAATTTGTCTTTGAAGAAGTATTTGATAAATCACTATACGAAAATATATCAGATAAAGAAAGTAATTTGATATTGACAGGTGGATGTGCGATGAATATATTAAATAATACCAGAGTTGCAAAAACTAGACCAACGTTTGTATCTCCCAACCCAGACGATAGAGGATTGTCATTGGGATTTATGTTAGGACATCTAAAACCTGAAGAACCATTTGATTCTACATATATTGGACCGGAACCATTTGACAAAGAAACTCTGTCTAAGTACGTTCATCAGTATAATGCTAAACCGTTACGTCTTAGACATTTGGCAGATGAACTGTTTTTAAATCATAAAATAATTGGAGTGGTACGGGGCACAATGGAGCACGGTGCCCGTGCATTGGGTAATAGAAGCATTCTATGCCATCCCTCCGCACCGAATATGAAAGATACACTAAACGCAAAAGTTAAAAATCGAGAATACTACAGACCATTTGCTCCAGTTGTTAGACTAGAAGATGTAAACAAGTATTTTGAGTGGGAAGGTGAAACACGTTGGATGAGTTTTTGTCCAAGAGTTCGAACCGCGTGGAGAGACAGATTAAAAGCGATAACGCATGTTGATGGTACAGCTAGAGTACAAACAGTTACTCGGGAACAAAACGAATGGCTGTATGATTTACTAACAGTTATAGCATACCACTATGAGGTGGGTGTTTTACTCAACACATCGTTTAATATAGCTGGAAAGCCCATTTTGAACACATACCGTGATGCAATATGGATGCTAGAAAACACACAGATGGATGGGGTATTTTTGGAAGATTTTTATTTTTCTAAAGGGAAGTAATAATGTTTAATTTAGGTTTTTTTGGTTCACACAATACGGCATTTGCTATATCCAAAGACGATAAACTTTTAGAGGTTGTAGAACTTGAACGGTTTATGTCATTAAAAAATATAGGATTGTGGTTTTATTATAGCGTAAAAGAACCATATGCGGTGCCAATTATACACGAAATAAAAAAATACTTTGAAGAGAAGTATGGTGTGGTGGAATATGAGACGGTTGCGTGGAATTCCATAGCACACGATCACTATAAAATATTTCCAGCAAAACAATATAAATACATTCCACATCATGCCGCACATGCATATTCAGGATTATATCAATCACCATACAACAATGCGTTAATAGTATCAGCGGACGGTGGTTCTGATGAAGGATTTTTTAATGTTTTTATAGGTGACAGGCGAGGCGGAATTACAAAAATATATTCTGGTAAACGAGATTTGGCAGTTCCATATGGTTTAATTGCCCATTACATAGAAGATATACGAAAAGAGGAACCGTATTGGGGTAATCTCGTATATGCGGGTAAACTTATGGGATTTGCAAATTACGGTAATGTTAGAAAAGATTTCGTAGATAAATTGTACACTATATATAATAGTGGAGACGGTGGGAACATACCGAACACATTAAAAACCATAATAAACGTTTTAGACGTATCATATGAGTTTAGATTTACGGGTCAAGATGCTAAAGATTTAGCCGCTTCAAATCAATTTGTATTTGAGCAAATTTTTGAAGAAGAGATAACTCCATTCCTAAACGAGTACCCATCGTTGCCTTTAATTTTAGTCGGTGGATGTGGACTGAATATATTAAACAACACTAAATTAGCTAAAATCAGAAATGTGTTTGTTCCACCCAACCCCAATGATTGTGGATTGGCTGTTGGGTTATTAGCGTCTACTATAAAACCAATTGAACCAATGGACTGCACATATGCTGGTCCGTTGGTGTGGGATAGAAAAGAGTTGATGAATATAGTACACGAAAAAAACGGTACACCCCTTGACACGGCAATATTGGCAGACTATATTGCGTCAGGCAAAATAATAGGCGTTGTTCGTGATAGATGTGAACATGGTCCTAGAGCATTGGGAAATCGGAGCATATTGTGTAACCCTAGTATACGCGATATGAAAGATACTTTAAATGCAAAAGTTAAAGGAAGAGAATATTATCGTCCGTTTGCTCCAGTTGTACGTTTAGAAGATGTTTCTAAGTATTTTGAATGGGAAGGTGAAACACGTTGGATGAGTTTTTGTCCAAAAGTGCGTGAAGAATATAGAGATAGATTGGCAGCAATTACACACATCGATGGGACTGCTAGAGTACAAACGGTAACCAAAGAACAAAATAAATTCTTATATGAACTACTCACAGAACTACATAATAAGACGGGAATCGGTGTGTTGTTAAATACGTCTTTTAATATAGCAGGAAAACCAATACTTAACACCTATAAAGAAGCACTTTGGGTATTGGAGAATAAAGAACTCGATGCGGTTGTACTAGAAACTTTTATAATTCACAAGGAGAAATAAGTTATGAATCAAGCAGAATTTTTTGAAAAGCACGGATATGCGTATCTTAAAGAATTGTTTACGCCGGAACAATGTGTAAACTATGCCAGTATCGTATTGGCTATGAAAGAAGAGAATATGCTTCGGTTTGAGGGAAAGACAGCGGAAACCCCAAATGCGTTTTATGATCAATCCTTTGGAGGAAATCATAATGAGTTTGAATCTGCTTTAAGAGCAGTACAACCACGAATTGAAGAAGAGTTAGGTATTGTTGGTAAAATTAAACCAGCAAACTCTTTTGCTAGAATTTACTATAACGGTGGCACACTTCAGCCCCACACGGATCGAACTGGGTTGGATTACACAATTTCCGTTACACTATACAATAATCTAACAACCGATTGGCCGTTATGGGTTACGGACAAACTAAGTAACACGGTTCCCTTGACAATTGGTATGGGTGACGGCGGTATGATTTTAGGCACAACTATGAAACATTGGAGAGAACCGTTGGTTTGTTCTCCTGAACAATATGTTGTTCAAATGTTCTTACATTGGTCGCATGTGTAAAATACTATGAAAGTAATAGCATATCCTACTACGACAAATCCACCAAAACTCGTACCAGCGGCGTCTCGTCGTGATTGGATGGATGTTGCTGCCAATAAAAATCCCTATCGTTGTTTACCATTGTCTATGGCAAATTCGTGGGGATGGCAACTACTATCCACTTCGCATTTTATAGCGGAGTGGAATGGTGGTCGTACTGCCGGCGATATACAAATTACTCATCTGGGTGGTACTGATTATCCCGTGACACATTTTGGAGAAGGAACTTTGACTTGGCATTTAGGTTATGTATTCAAGACGGAGTATCCGTATGGAATGTTTATGACGGGTGCGCCAAATGAACCAACACCAAACATAATTCCCCTTTCAGGATTAGTAGAAACGCATTGGCTTCCATATACATCTACTATGAATTGGAGATTCACGCAGCCTGGTAAGTTTGAAATGAAAATCGGTGAACCGTTCTGTCAATTATATCCTGTTGATATGCGTTTATTTGAAGATATGGAAGAGCCAGAAATTCGTTCAATGAGTGAAGCTGAATCTAAAGAATTTCACGATCTGTATTGGGATTGGAATATTTCTAGAACAGAGTTTATGTCAGAACAGCGACAACGTGTGGTATATGATCCAAATCTTTGGCAAAAAAATTATTTCAGAGGTATGCATCCACCAGACGGAAGCAGAAAGTGTCCAGTTCACACAACCCCAGATGGTACGGTTGAATCCACACATAGAACCAAGCCCAACGTTCCTAATTTCGTTAACAAAGATGAAATTGGTTTTAAGACACCTTCTATATATTGGGAAAGAGTGAAAGAGATACAAGAGAAAGAACAGCAAAACGGTATAAAGAAAATGGAAGCAGAGAAAGCGGAACGAGATGCACGTATTCAACAAGAAAACGCACTCAAACCCACACCATCACAAGTGGCTCCTATAAACGTAGCAGGGGTTGATTTTAACAAAAAAATTGAATTGTTTAAACAACACCTCACATCAACTATAGGAATTACGGTGAACGTTAAACCTGCTACTAAACCAAAAAGAAAGACAAGAGTTAAAAAATAATTTTGGAGAATTTATAAATGAATGAAATTACTATGGAAGTTCCAATAGCACTAGAACAACTAATAAAATCTAACAATAAACTATTAAAGGACTATCAAGCAGTTCTTTGGAAGCAGGTTGAAGATGCGAACGCTCAGATGATGCAAATTCTGAGACTTGATTCATCAGCCGGGTGGCGTCTTGATGTAGACCGTATGGTTTATGTTAGAATTGAAGAAACGAGTGATAGTGTTATTGACCCACGGGATTGATAATTCATGCATCCGTCGTTAGATGAGGTAATATTTACTTGGGGCAAGTACGCCGGTAATACGCTAGGTAGCGTTCGACGTACTGCCCCACAGTATTTACAATGGATAACTACAACAACGACTCTTCCGAAACAATGGGTAGAGGCGGCAAAACGTGCTTTGGCTGGTGACGATGTTTCTGACTTACCATTACCACGAACCAAGATGTCCGCACGAGAATCAGAAAAGAAAGAAGAAACGTCTGGACCAATTGAAGTTCACTTGAAAGATGCGAAAACAGCATACATTGTTATGCCATATAATAAACTTTTATTAGAAAAGTTCAAATACGAAATTGATGGCCGGAAATGGAACGGGACAGAAAAATATTGGGAGTTCCCTGCAGTACATCTTCCAAAAGTCAAGACATTATTCCCGAATGTCGTTTTATCATCATCGGCTGAAAAATTACTGAATAAGTTACAAGAACGTCGAGAAGATTTGGATGAGATACGACAGAAAGAAGATACGGTGTTTGAAGTGCCGGGTCTACAATTAAACCTGTATCCATATCAGAAAGTCGGTGTGCAGTTCGTCGATAGAGCAGGTGGTCGATGTTTGATTGCCGACGCGCCGGGATTGGGTAAAACAGTACAAGCTATCGCCTACGCACAATTACATAATCTGAAAACATTAATCGTCTGCCCATTGTCCGTTGTCGTGAACTGGCAACGTGAGATTAAAAAATTTACGGGAAAGGATAGTACCATTTGGGATAGTAAACATTATGATGGAAATCTAAAAAATCAGTTTCACGTTACACATTATGATGCGGTTGCAAAGAACAATCATTGGTTGCGTGACGAAGCCTTTGACTTATTGGTATGTGATGAAGCTACATTCTTGAAGAATCGTCAGACGGTGCGAGCAAAGAGCATTCTAGGTTCGTGGAAAGAACGACGAAAGTATCCTGGTATTAAAACTAAGTACACCATCTTCTTGACGGGAACACCAGTAATGTCTCGTCCAATCGAAGCATTTAGTTTGTTAAATTTCTTGGACAAAGATCGGTTCAATAACTTCTATCACTTTGTGCAACGATACGGTGGGTGGAAAGGACAAGCCCCAATGAACCTACAGGACTTGCATGACCGCACTAAAGACCTAGTAATCCGACGAAAGAAAGACCAAGTATTAACCGAACTCCCTGCGAAGCAACGAAATGACTTGTATGTAGAGTTGACAAAGGATGAACGGAAAGAATACAATGAATTACTGAAAGAATTATTTGGTAAATGGAAGATGGACGGTAAACCATCAATTAAACATATGCCAAAACTACAGAGTTTCTTGATTGAAAAGAAATTACCTAGATTGGTTGAAATGATTGATGAGTTTTTAGATAATGACAAGCCTATACTTATATTCAGTAACTACTTAGCTCCGCTAAAGTTTTTAAACGAACATTATAGTTCACAGTCAGCCTTGTTGACGGGTGAAATGAACAAAAACGAACGGCAAGAGTCAATAGATAGACTAGTTAGCGGACACGCAAAAATCGGATTGTTCAGTTTGATGGCGGCCGGTATGGGTATTGACGGATTACAACATAAGATTGACACCGTTGTATTCCTCAATATGGATTGGGTACCCGCAAACCACGAACAAGCGGAAGATAGAACTCATCGCATCGGTCAGAAGGCACAAGTCCAAGTCTATTATATGGTATGCGATGGGACTATGGACGAGTACATGCGTGATATTTTGAAAGAAAAACAAGGGATAGCCGATATGATTGTCGATGGTGCATTGGTTACTCCTGAGAAGCAAAAGTCGTATTTTAAGGAGTTTGTACATCGTTTAAATAGCGTCTATAAACAACATTTTAACGAAGAAAATCTCGAAGATTGATATTTATATTAGTAGAATTCAAACCACTTATGGAGTTATTTTATGGAACAAGTTACAGACAATCAGTTATATCCAACAGAAGTCATTGATTTACCATCTAAGGGTGTATTTTACCCAGAAGGTAGTCCGTTACGTTCTGGTCAAATTGAATTAAAGTATATGACAACAAAGGAAGAAGATATTCTTACGTCAACAAACTTAATTCAAAAGGGAATTGTGTTGGACAAATTGATGGATAGTCTAATTGTTACCAAAGGAGTAAAGTCATCGGATTTGTTAATTGGTGATTTAAACGCCGTAATGGTTGCGGCACGTATTCTTGGTTACGGTAAGGATTATCCAGTAGGAATTAAATGTCCTTCGTGTGGAGACACAATGCAAGAGACAGTTGATCTTACATCACTAAAAACTATAAACGAACCTGAATCAGATAAACCAAAACAAATTTCAGTAGTACTCCCGGCATCAAAGGCAGAAGTTACGCTTAAACTCTTAACCCGTGGTGATGAATTCGCTATCGATAAGGAAGTCAAGGCACTAAAGAAAGCATCTGATACGAGTTCAGAATTTTCAGCAAGACTCCGTGCTATGATTACCGCAGTTAACGGTGATACAAACAAGGGAGCTATTTGGAAGTTTGTTGAAAATATGTTAGTACGAGATTCACGTTTCATTCGTGATTCATATAAGGAACACGTTCCAGATGTTGATTTTGATATCCCAATGTCTTGTGAATCGTGTGGAACGACTAATACGGTGAGGTTGCCAATTGGCACTGGTTTCTTTTGGCCTGACGCCGGAGTATAAGTTAGACATTCATAGAACTATAATGGTTGCGGCGCACTATTCAAAAGGTGCATTTAGTGTTTTAGATTTATACCAGATGCCAATCTTTCTTCGAGACTTTTACATCAGAGAGTTTAACGAGTTAAAAAAGAAAGAGGCAGATGAAATAAAGAAACGAACTAAACGGTAACCTAAATGATATCATTAAAAGCACTACTGATGGAAGGAATGGGAATAGATAGAGCATTTAAAGGCACCGCCAGAGGCGGTGCCGCAGTGCTAACTGTTGTCGATAACTTCAGAGTATATAAAGGTAGTAATATTTATACCGCCAAGGGATCATTACCGATTTATACCATCGTTGGTAATAAATTGTTTAAAGGAGATAAGATAGCTGGGGTACCAATTGCTAACTTATCTGGAAATAAAGTATTTAAAGGTAGTAACGTATATGGGATGCCTATTGCTACTATTGTACGAGACACCGCATTTAAAGGTATGGCATTAGGAGGATTACCACTAGTTACAGTTCCAAGTGGTAATCCTCTTGCTCTTATGGTAGCTGCTTATCATATTTTAAACGGGTAATGTAAATGGCTGAAGAACTAGATTTTAGTGAACTTAATAGTACGATGGCGGAACTCAACCGAATGTTGGTTTCGCTCGGCCCCGCATTATTTCAATTAAGAGGCGCTACATTAGGTGGTGCAGAAGAATTAGATAGATTGGGTTCTGTATCAAAAGAAGCAGCTTCTGCTATGGGTGAATATGCAAAAGACGCACCTAGAACTAGAAAAGAACAAACAGATTTACGAAATGAGCAGGCACAAGAACGTAAAAAACGCCGTGAAATAAATCAAGCACTTGAACCGTACAAAAAAGAAGTTAAATACAGTACAGATGCTGTTCAACAAGGACAACGCGCCCAACGTGATTTAACTGCAGCGTTTAGAGGATTTGGTAGTAATGTTTTAGCAGATATTATTTTAGGTAAGGAACGTTTTAATCAGTCAAAGAACCTAATAGATTTAGAAAAAGTAAAACTAGACAATATTGCTGCTGAATTTCCTATAGTACAACAACAGCTTCAAGCCGCTCAAGAAAAGTTACAAAATCATCAGGCTGAAATGCAAGGTATATCTGATTTACTTGAAGCTCGTAAACTTCAAGCAGATGCTGCACGTGCTATGGTTCAAATGGCTAGAGATGAAGTAGCGGCTGCACAAGAAAATGTAAAAGCTATACAGGCCGAAGTTGAAGCAAGAACGGAACAGTTGACAAATATAAGATCTGGTATAGAAGCTTTACAATCACAAAAAACTGATATTGAAGCACAGAGAGACGCAGTTGCTCAACAACTAGCTGCACAAAATGTATTATATGATGAATGGTTAGCACTACAAGATGGTTCAGACGAAGCTAAACGAGAACTTGCTGCAGTAGCAGCAACAGGATTCCAACTCCGTAGTCAATTGCAACAGTTAGAACAACAAGCCGCTTCACAAGAAACAGCTATAACAGCAATGACTGCCCAAGAGAGCAGAATGGCGGACGCTTTAGGACAAAGTACAGAAGCTCTGGCTTCCGCTGAACAATCTTCTAGAGAAGCGTCTTCACGACTTGATGAATATGGTGATGAATTGCAGTCTGCAATGAACCGAGTAGAAGAATCTGAGGCAGCGTTTGACAGAGCTGATAAAAAATTAGATACATTAACTTCCGCTGCAGAGAGCGCGGCAAGTCGTCTAAACGGATTAGCTGATTCCGCTGGTGATACTGCAGCAAATCTTCGTAATATGAAAATTGAAAAAATGTCCTCAGTCTTATCGGGAACTACAAACTTCTTGGGTAAGGTTGGTGGAACTCTTCAAAGTCTAGGTAACGGACTTCGTGACTTTGAACGCCGTGTTGGTATTAGTGCACAAAATCTTGCCAAGATGGCATTTACTGAACCAACTAAAGCTATTAATCTTGTGAAGGGTAAGTGGCAAGAAATGGTAGGTAATCGTGGACAAGATTACTTTGACCGCATGATTGAAGCCCGTGATGTGTTTGGTGACGAATTTGGTGGTACGTTAACTGGAGCGGCAGCAAGTAAATTAGCATCACAAGCTCGTAGTATGGGTGTCACCGTTCAAGAATTGGCAAAGGCTCGTCGTGGATTTATGACGAATTCAATGGGTGACCTTAAAGGTGCAGTAGATGCACAAAACAAATTCGTTGCTGAGTTTAAGAAGAAGGGATTGAATACTAAGGACGCCTTCCAAGCCGTAATGCAATATACGGATATTATGGCTCGTAACGGAACACGATTTGCCGCATCGTTTGCTAAAGCAGCTGCTGACGCTAAAAAGATTGGGGTAGACTTAAAGAAAGTAGATGCGTTCGGAGATTCTATCATCTCAGACTATGAAGGCTTCTTAGAAAAGCAATCTGAACTCGGAGCAATGGGATTTAATTTTGACTCTTCGAAGTTAGCACAAATTTCAGAATCAGGGGATACTGGAGCGTTGATGAACGAATTACGTTCACAACTTGCTTCACAAGGCAAAGATCTTACCAAGATGAGACGGTCTGAACAACTTGCGTTGTCAAATGCATTTGGTATTCCGATGGAAGAACTATTGCGTATGTCGCAACCAAAACCAGAAGAAGGATCGAGAGAAGATCAGATGGCGGCATCTGGTGAAAAAACTGCAAAGCACGCTGAACGAATTGATAAAGCAACGTTGAACCAAAATACAGAACTAACGGGTATTGGTAAAGTAATTAGTTTAATTGCTCAAGGCCTCTCATTCATATCTCCATTCATCGTAATGATGGCAACAATGCGTAGTGGTAAAGGAGCGGCCGATGTGGCTGGTACGTTAAAAGCTTTAGCAGAAAAAGCAACGGGAGGTGCTGGTGGGGTTGCAGGAGCCGCTACGTCAGTAGTGAGTGCAGCAACTCCAGCCGCAGCAGCGGCTGCTGGGCCTGTCGCAGCCGCCGCTGAAGATGCTGGAGCATCTATCATCTCAAGTCTCGAAGAAAAGGCTGCAGAAAAAGCTGGTGAACTACAAGATTCCGCGTTAGGTAAGTTAGAAGAAGGTGTTATGTCTAAACTTCCTGGCGGTGGGGGTGGTGAAGAAGGCGGTGGTGGAGTACCCGAAGGTCTTGGTGGAGTAAATGGATCACTTGGTTCTAAAATAGCAGACTTTGGAAAAGGACTTGGTGCACTTGGTAAGGGTGCTGGTCAAATGATATCGGGCATATTGAAGGGAATTGCTAGTGGATTTAGAGCGTTTGCTGATCCTATGGTAGCTTTAGGTGGTTTAGCTCTAGCAGGTATAATTGCCACAGCAATACTTGCAATAGGTGCCGCTTTAGCAGGAGCAACGTGGTTGATGGGCAAAGCTCTCCCAACACTTTCAGAAGGCTTGATGTCATTTAATCAAATTGATGGAATGAATCTAATGAAAGTTGGTGCAGGTATGACCGCTCTTGCTGTAGGTATGACTGCGTTTGGAGTTGCAATGATTGCGGCCGCCGCAGGTAGTTTTGTATCTGGGCTCGCTGATTTGATAACGCCGGGCAAGGGTATAATGGAAAAACTAGTAGAGTTCAGTTCATTTGATATCCCATTGGATAAAGTCGTTAATAATGCTAAAGCTCTCGTTGCGTATTCATTGGCAATGGCGGCTTATGGGGCTGGACAAATTGGTAACACGGTCGGTGCAATCGCCGGTGCAGTTGCTTCATTATTTGAACAAGAACCGCCGATGGACAAATTACAAGCATTTGCGTTGTATAATATTGATAAAGTTAAAGTAGAAAATAATGCAAGTGCAATGGTATCATATGCTAAAGCTATGGCGGCATATGCTGGTGGAGAAATAGGTGGAATGGTTGGTGCGGTTGCTGGAGCAATCACTTCACTATTTGATCAAGAACCACCTATTGAAAAATTACAAAAATTTGCATCATTTACAATTGACGCGAATAAGGTTAAAGCAAATGCGGAGGCAATGAAAGCATTTGGTGAAGCAATGTCGGCCTATAAAGGTTCTGGTGAAGGTATGGGTAGTGTTATTTCAAAGGGATTGGCTAGTTTCTTTGAAGTTGATTTAGATAACCCTATTGCAAAATTTAAGATATTCGCTGCACAAAACTTCGGTGACCCGGCAAAAATAAAAAATAATGCAGAAGCGTTTAAGGCCTTCGCTGAAGCAATGTCGAAGTTTGGCGGTGAAGGTGGTGGGATGTTCACCGACAATCTCGCAGACAAACTAGAAGATTTAGCTGAAGTAGACTTTACACCATTATACCAGAAGTATAGAGAATTCAATGCTATGGAGATGGGCGATCTTGGTAAAGTGAAACAAAAAGCTGAAGGGTTTAAGTCGTTCGCTGAAGCATTTAATACTGAAATAGAATTTGAATTTGATGCGGACCCTGCACAAATAACAGCAGCATTATCATCATTCCAACAAATATCAACCGTATCAGCCGCAACGAACACTGCTAAAATAAAAGAAGTAACAACAGCATATAGTTCATTTATTGAAATGTTGGGTAAACTATCTAAAGCTAAAGATGTAAGTGCCGCTAAAGATTCTATCAATATACTAGCAACTACGATGAATACACTCGGACAAGCTATAGGTAAGGTAGTATCGTCTCTAGCGGCGTTGAGTATGGATAAGATTAATAAACTCAAAGATGTATTTACACCACAATTTACAGCAGCGTTTACTGCATCGATTGTTGCATTGGCAAACTTATATCAAGGTAAGAAAATTGAAGCAGGTGCAATTACGAATCCAAGAACGGGCGGAGACGTTGTTTCAAACTCTGGATACGGTGAACGTACTTTAGTAACCCCATCTGGACCAATTGCATTACACAATAGTGATACTGTTGTAGCGTACGCAAACGATATGATTGCAAATGACGGAGTTCGTTTATTATCGAAGGGTGCACTATTAAACAATCAACCACAAGGATCAACGCCGGTAAATGTATCAGTAGATATGGGTAGATTGGAACAAAAATTAGATGCAGTTGTTCGAGCAATCGGTAGTATGAACGTACAGATGGATGGAGCAAAAGTTGGTAAAGTACTGGTCAACGCTGCAGAAGCGGGTGGTCAAGTTGGTGTCTTTGGTCAACAGTCGAGAGCAACGCTTTAATGAGATATAACTATGGCATTTAAGAATCTTGAACAACGTTATAACGAAAAAGTAAATACGTTATACGCTGCGGCAAAGACCAAATTTGACGGCGGAAAACCGACAAAGGGGGCAAATGACGATCCATTAATAGTTCGTAAACCTGGTGATGGATACTTTGGAGGTGCATCCAGAGCACTTGGTCGTTCATTACCATTAAGCAGTGGTATTCAAGATGTCAAGCGATTGACATTGTTTACCGTGAGTACACGGGGTATTGTGTTCTTGTTAAAGCAAGCATTACTACAAGCGGCATTGGCTGGTGTTGGTAACATTGTTCGTATGAAACGTAATTTACGTCCTTTGTCAGAACTTGTATTGAGTACAGATCGTTCTGATGCAAATGTCCGTAAGATGGGTGCATTACAAGAAAGTACATTTAAGGCAATGAAAGAAAAGTTCGATACAAAGCGTGGACGTTTCTGGGAAGAAATAGAAAAGGGAACAGGTAAAGGGCCAAGTCTTCTAAAGAAACTAGGAGCATCCTTGGCAACATTAGTAAGCGGATTCACAGCAAAGCAAAATATTTGGGATAAAGAAGGTTTTGGTAGTCGTACCGATACCGATGCAAGTACTGGGTGGGCAAAAATACGTCCAGAGTTGGGTTCGGTTGTGCGAATTATCAATCAACGAAATAAAGAATTCCAAGAAGCTTATCATAATAAAGATGATAGACTTATTAAAGAATATACGGAGGAGGCAGGAACCAGAGTCGCACAAAAGTCCGAATTTGTTAAGTACTTTGCCGTTGACCCAGTTAATCTAAGTGCAATTTATTCTACAGGTGATGCTATAGAAGGTAAGGATGCTCCAAAGTCTTTTGGAATCGCTCGTTGGAAAAGCTTAACTAAAAAGAAATTTGGTGGCGATAAAGAAGAAAACGAAGAACCAAATCGACATACGACCGATGCATCTAATAAAAAAGCAGCATACTCAGATCCTAGCATAGCTAAACCATATGAATTTATTAATTCAGAACGATCTACTGCTATTGGTGGGTGGGAAGATGCAATAACTGTTTCTTTTGCTATGGGAAAAGAAAACCCAATCAGATTCCGTGCATTTATCAAGGATATACAACAGAGTGTTACTCCTGAATATAAAACATATCAATACGTCGGCCGCCCAGAAAAGTTTGTAACGTATACCTCTGTTCAACGTGAAATAGGATTCAAATTATCAGTATTAGCATTTAGTAAAGACGAATTAGAATTTGTATGGAAACGTTTAAATTATCTAACAGGTACCGTATATGCGTATGGTCTTAACAATGGTGTATACCAACCCAATCTTATACGATTAACTATTGGAAATCTGTATTGGGACCAACCTGGGTACTTTACATCGTTGAATGTGAATTTTAATGAATACTCATGGGATATAGATCAAGAAATACCGATTGGGGCTGACGTAGACTTTAAATTTGTTCTTATCGAAAAGAAATCACGAATTGCACAATCTCCATTCTACGGAATAACTGAAGATATGACTGATGATTTTGTGAATGATTTAAGCACACTTCCTGAAGACTTACCTGCTGGATCAACACCTACCAAGAACATTGTCGAAAATCGAGCATAACGATGGCAAAATACATAACTAATAGTTCACTTACACGAACCGATGAAGGTAAAAGATACTACACTACAGCAATACCGCAAGCGTATACTCCACCGAGAGATACCGAGTTCGTACATATCGCTCGTATGGGTGATAGATGGGATACAATTGCATACAAGTATTTAGGAAGTCCTATATATTGGTACGTTATCGCTAGAGCGAACGGTGGGGTCAATGGATCAATATTTATTGAACCAGGTACACAAATAATAATACCAGAGGTTGTGTGATATGCCAATAGTGAATCCGCATAAAGTTTCGTCGATAAGTTATAAAGTGATGGACAAAACCGTTAGACAAGCTCTATACGAACGTTCTTTGTTAGATAACACGGTACAGCTAGCTACTCCATTTGTAAAAGTAACATCGACTATTCAACACACCTTGCTTAAAGGTGGTAAAGGATTTACATTAGGCATACATGCTACCAGCGAAGATATGAAGTATCAAGATATCTTTTCCTCAACTGCCGGTGATTCTGGAAAAAAATATCCATTGATAGGATACACCTACGTTGGAGACAAAAATCAACCCGTCTATGCTGATTTAGAAATGATTACGAATCGTGATAAGGCAATCAAATTAAATCAAATATTCGATAGAAACGTTAATTTATTCAGCACGACTAATGAAACATATATCCCTCCACCAGGCATAACAAAGGCATCGGTAACCCGTGGAAAGGCAGGATTGCTAATAGCCGCAGATATTAGTTTTTCGGTACCAACGTTATCACAGTTAGAAGTATTGCATCGCTTATTTTTGGTTCCTGGTGTTGGAATTGTTATGGAATGGGGACAACAATTTGCACCGGAAACAGTACATTCACCGACAGGCGATTTTGGTGAAACGGGGTTAAACGCAAACACACTAAATAAAACAACAGGTAAGATGTTTCCGTGGTACGATGCGGCCAAACGTGATAAGTTACTAGAACGTCTTGGGAAAAAAAGTGTTGGGGTTGAAGAAGTAATGAACTGCTATGTATACCCCACAGAAGGACAATATATGTGGATGTTTGGCCGCGTAGGTAATTTTTCTACCAAAGCAAATTCCGATGGGTCATTTGATTGTACGATGAAAATTGTTGGACCGTCAGAGGATTCGTGGGCATTTTCCACAACTAGAACAGTCACACCGCCAGCCGACCCAGATACTAAAAAACCATGCGCACAATCAGCGAATAGTGTGAGTTCATATTTTACAAAGACCACCTCAGGCCCAAATCTAAAAACTTTGTTAGATGATGTATTGGTCGGGAGGGGGAAGGCTAAAGCATGGCAAAAGCACGTAAAAAAACTACCAAAGGCGACGGGTGCTGAACCAACTAGAGACACACCAAACCCAACAGAAAGTGAAAAATCTTTTGGCGATTCAGAAGATGCGTATTTTATGACTTGGAGATTTTTCGTAAACGTGGTGTTGAACCACCCCGACGTTGGAGTAAAACGTGTATTTAGTGAAGCACAAGTTGCTAAGGATATCGTAGACAAAATTGCAATATTGGATCCATATTATAACGACCCAGAACGAAAAAATTCATTAATAGAAACGCCGGGGCCGGATTATATTGACGATCCACATGAATCATTTGTTGGGTTCAATAAATTTTTACGATCAACGGATCCTAGTACAATGTTGATTGTTAGTGAAATGGCTGCAAAAGAATCTAAGGCAAAGTTTAATCCACAACGACAAGAAAAAAACCCTCCAGACTATTTTAGAGAAACAACGCTATCACGTTCTTTTAAAGCAACGGGTTTGTTTGAAAAATCTACAAGCGCAATTAAAGATCCAACACCACAGTCTGATGATGATTTGGATAGGGGGTGTTTAAGTGCGGGAGTGTGGATTAATCATAAAGCTGTTGTTGCATCTATGGCATCGGCGGAAACAGTACTTCGTGGAATAAGTAATTTGTTGGATAGAATGAATAGAGCGACAGTAGGGTATTGGAATTTATCACTTGACTCAGCGGAACCAACTAAGTATCTTTGTGAAGGAGATACTATAGGTAATTCTACTTCCACATGGACTGTTGTAGATTCTAATTATAAAGAAAACTCTAAAGATGCTGCAAACAATTTCTTAGATAATATCCACGTATTTAACAAATATGTGAGAAAAACGTCAGATGGGAAACTAGTTGGTTCGGATGTCACAGACTGTACTGTTGATTTGGCATTACCGAAGGTTATGTTTTCTCAGATTGCCACGATGGGGTTGGTACAAAAGAAAGATTTACAATCGGCTGGAATTGAACCAGAAGAGCCTAATCATAGATGTTCTGATGCAGCAATTTCTGATGCAAATGAAGCGTTACGGGAAATGTTTGCAATCACAAGTATTTCTCAAGCAGAAGGCGTTCTTGAAAACGGACCAGACTTGACTGCACCGATAAAAAAACCAGAAACATCAACGTGTGCAGATACAAATTCTACAGCACCAGCTGCAGTTACTGGTCGAGGTACACAAGTCGATGGTACAAATGCAAACTCTCGTGCTTTACCAGCGTCAGGTGAATCGGCAAATAGAGAGTTCCCTGGTATGGAAAATGCATTTAGATATATTGAAGCATTTCCTGAATTGATGACCGCTAATATTAGATGTGAAGGTAATGGGTTTAAGTCTAATGCGTTTGGAGCGGCTCCAGGTGCACTATCGATTAATGCAGATTTGACCGTACCTGGTTTGGCTGGGTTTCGTATTGGGGAGTTGTTCTGGATAGATAGAATTCCAGCCTTTTATAAGGCATTTGGAGCGTTTCAAGTTACATCTATTGAAGATTCGATAGATAATGGTGGTTGGATGACAAAGATTGGAGCAAAGTTTAACTACTTAGGACCGGCGTGGACACAAGCCGTAGTACAACTAGCTGGATTGAACACCGATCCTCCACAATAATAGAATATGAATAACGACGAACTCTTAAAAGAATTATATGGAAGTAGAGCGGAAGAACTAAAAGAAATTTATGAACCACTTCCGGCACCATCCAAGCCTATCATTACACTACAAGACGTTAACAAAAAGTTTGTTGAACGATATTTTGTACAGTTGGCAAACGACAGAGGATATATTACAGAAGTGAATAAAACAGAATTTACTGCTTTAAAGAAAAATCCACGATTCGTCACGGTAATGATTAAATGGAGAATAGTTGGAAAGAAAGAAACTATAACTAGACCAGGCAACGTAGTTATATTTGGAACCGCTGACTTAAACAGAAACGCTGTGATTAAAGCGGACTTGACAATGGATGGGTTGCGGAACTATATTAAGGACTATACCGAATACTGGTACGCTGAGTTCTACGAATAAACAATAATATGATTATTAATGGTTACGAAGAATATAACAACTTGAAATCACGAATGGATGCGGAGAAATATTTTCAAACTCGCATCCTTCGTGATTATTATGCCCATCCAGTTGTAAATGATGTTTTGTGTTGTGCAGTAACGTTTTTAAGTGGAGACACATACATCTACTCGGTTACTCATAAAGACGCACATACATTTCCCGTTATTGAAACAAACAATGAATTGAACGCAGATGTTGCTGTATATAAAAACGGTGAACATATTGATATACACGATTATTATACGTCATATATTAATGAGACACATACAATGTTCTCGCGTATAAGTGACATCAATAAAACAGTACCGATTGTACTTTGGGGAAAGATTCTCAAAAAATACAATCACAAGATATTGGAACTCGCTGATTTTACGATGGATAGTACATATACGTTCCTTGATGATGCTGTATCGTGTTTACGAACTATCGAACGATCTGGGTTGGCGGTTGATGTCGAAGTATTCAAAGATAAGTTTGAGGACAAAACACATCGCTTTATAAAAGATGGTAAAGTATACTCTCAATACTTTCCATATACAATGACTGGCCGCCCAAGTAATAGATTCGGATCAGTCAACTTTTCGGCATTGAATAAGAGTGACGGATCTCGGTCAGCATTCATCAGTAGATTTGAAAACGGCAAATTAGTTCAACTGGACTTTGAATCCTATCATCTACGGTTGATTGGAAACTATATGAATGTTGAACTGCCCACAGAACCCGTCCATCAATATTTGGCTAAACTATATTTTGGAAAAGAAAATATTACGGATACAGAGTACGAGGAAGGAAAGCAAATCACGTTTAGTATTCTATATGGAAATGAAGTAGAAACGGACATTCCTTTGTTAAACAGTATTAAATCGTTATCAAAGGAAATCTACACATCCTATCTTACTAATAATGTTTTATTTGCACCCATCAGCGGAAGAAAGATTTCCATACAAGAACTAGATGCTACCGAAAACAAACTCTTTAATTACTTTGTACAATCATTGGAGTTTGAATCGACCGTACCAAAACTATCCAAAATACTACAGGCCTTAGATAATAAAGTTTCTAAAGTATTGTTGTACACATATGACGCAGTACTCTTAGATTGTCATCCTGAGGAACTGAGCGGTATTGTAGGAGTAGTGGAAGAGATTCTTAGTGACGGTGGTTATCCATTAAGAATGTCAATTGGTACCAATTATGATAACTTGACAAAAAAAGCATCGTTGTTTGATGATACAATATAATATTTATTGGGAGTAGTATTTTACTCTTAATAGGTAGAAAATATGGATCAACCAACTCAACTACTGTGTACGTTTACAACAGTAGGGGGATTAGATGAAACTATAGAAGCGATAAAAAGTACATATAAGTTAATGTTTAATAAAGTCTACTTGTTAGAAAACGTAGATGATTCAACTCAACTTATACTAACATATAACGTTGCTAAAACTGATAGTTTAAATCTAACACCACCGCCATCAACGATATCAGTACATAGAAAAAAACACACCAACACCATTTATACAATTAATGCAATCAATAAGTTAATTGAACAAAAAAACGGTGGACGGCTCGACACATCTTATAAAATAGATTGGTCTGAACTTAAGAATATGATATTAGTTACCGCATACGGTAAACTAAAAACGGTTAACACAAAACTGGTTAATATTATTAACTGCTAATCGGGACGAAGATGGAACATCTTACTGTTAATGAGTGTATAGCCGCCGCATCTACTATCGGTAATAATGTTATTCTTGCCAAAAACCGTGATAGACCATATAAGCCAGAAATACAAGTCATTCGTAAAATGGTTGACGGTGTTGAAGTTGCTTTATTTCACGATGTGACAACCGGATGGGTTGAAGGCATCAACGAATTTGGTATCGGATTAATTAATACTGCATTAATGGTCGGTCACGACGAAAAAGAAAAACAATTAGTACAAAAGTCTGGAAAGAAATCTAACGATGGTCCTAGAGTCACTGCTACACTTGGACAAAAGACGTTAAAAGATGCTGTGAAAATGGCTGTAACTTTTGACGGGGGAATTAAGGGACATACGTTTATCGCAAATAGGAAAGCAGGATTTGTGATTGAAAACACTTCCAAACATAAATACGATATAAAAGATATGGATATGGAAAACGTTACAGTTCGTACAAACCACGGACATACCTATCCAGATGCGGGATACACAGAAGGTATTAAGTATTTATCTTCTAAAATTCGTAAGATAAGTGCAGAAAAGGAAATATCACAGGTTAATCATTATCACGATATTGCTCGGGCAATGCGTGAACCGCTTTACCAACAGAATTCAATGTTGAATATGGCTCGTGATACGGAAGAGATGTTCACTTCGAGCCAAATCGTATTAAACTTGAATACTTTAGAAATGATGGTATACTTATTTGAAAGTAAGATAGAAAAGTTTCACGGCTTAAAAAGTGAACTACCAGAAGGCTATACACCAAAAATAAAAATAAAAGCATTTTTAGTAAATCGTTAAACAGCACTTGACAAATTAAGCAGGGCCCCATAGATTACAACTATGGGTATTTAAACTCATTAAACATTTAAACACTAAGGAGTAAATGTATGACACTAAACATTGCCGCACTAAAAGCTAAGCTCAACCAGTTCAATCGCCAAGGTGAACGTTCTGACGCACTTTGGAAGCCCACCGAAGGTAAGACCGTTGTTCGTATTGTTCCGTGGAAGGAAAATAAAGAGAACCCGTTTATCGAACTCTACTTCCACTATCTCGGTAATAAGACTTACCTCTCCCCCACATCTTATGGTAATCGTGACCCGATTATGGAATTCGCCGATGAAGTTGCATCTGGCGGTACAAAGGACGATTACGCACAGGCTCGTCCGTTCCGTGCGAAGCTTCGCACGTTCGTTCCAGTTATCGTTCGTGGTGAGGAAGAGAAGGGTGTTCGATTTATGTCTTTCGGTAAGACCGTTTACACAGAACTTCTCTCCATCATTGCTGACCCCGACTACGGCGATATCACCGACGTTAAGAACGGTCGTGACATCGTAGTTGAGTATGTTCCGCAGGAGAAGTCTGACACGAACTTTGCTAAGACGATGGTTCGTCCGAAGCCGAATCAGACTCCTGCTGGAAACTCGGAACAGATTGAGAAGTTTCTTACTGAACAGCCAGATATCCGTGCAATCTTTAAGGAACCGACATACGAAGAGTTGAAGGTTGCTCTTGAACGGTATCTTGACCCAAGTTCGCCTGGTGTAGCAACTCCAGCTCCGGCGAAGGTTGAAACGACTTCTGTTACCGCGGCTAAGTCTGCCTCTACTGAGAAGAAGAGTACGTCCGTTAAGGACATGATTGAAGAGTTCGACGAAGTTTTTAACTAATACCCTTGACAATGCAGTGGTGGCCTACTATTATTAGTAGGTCATCCTGCATTTTCACATTTGAGGACATATATGGCAAAGGAAAAGAAGGTTATTCAAGAACCAGACCGCGATGAGTTGGCGTCTCTTATCGCAGAGTCACTAAACAAACTAAATAAAGACAGCGACCAGATTGCATTCTTCCTTGATGGTCGTGAAGAAACGCCTACCGACTTTACAGATTTTATTTCTACCGGTGCTACGATGCTTGACGTTGCTATTAGTAATCGT